ATATAAAATCTAAACATTTTAATAAATAACATTGACTAATAACATCTATTTTAGTTATTAATACATTACTATTTGTTAGATTAAAAGTAGTAGTTAATAATGTATAGATATCAACAACTGTTTCTATTCCATTATTTACAGTATATACTTTTAGATCTGATTTTACATAATAATTATGATTTGAAGAAATTGCTCTAGTTATATTTTTAATAGATTCTTTTGGAATACCAATTGAATATATTGAAAAATATCCATCTTCAGTTAATGAAGTTATTTGATTAATCCCTGCATTAAATACCAAAGTAGCAAAATCTTCTCCTGGAACATATGGAACCAATCTTCCAGTATTACTTGTAGAAGTTACATTTGTAAAAGTTCCGTTATGATTATTCTTAATTATATATGTAAAAAAGTATACATCATCAATATAATAATCTTTTAAAGCTGTAGGAGTATCTACTCCTGGTTTTAGAAATCCACTAGGATTATCTGAACTCTTAAATTCTGTTGTATTATTAGTTTGAAGACTACAATTATTTAAAGAGCAAAAATCATTTTTAATTATTACCATTTTTAATATTTTCAAGTACTGTTTTTAACCTCATCATTTCTATGATTTTCATCTAATAATTGTAGCCCTTCAAGTTGTACACCTTTCTTTTCTAACTCTAATTTCTCTTCGTTAAAACTATTTAAGGTTTTAGCTTGATACCATTTCAATTGTTTTTCAAATTCCAATCTATCTCTTTCAAGTTGTAACTTGTCTGCAGATAGTTTTTGAACTTCTTGTTGTAACTTTTGAGCTTCAGATGTTGTTTCTTTCAATTGTTTATCCAATTGTTCAACTTGCTGAGATAATTGTCCAAGTTGATTATTTTCTTTTCTTTTCTTATTTAATGCTAATAAAACATCTTCTTTCATTCTTGTTAATCCTGAAGAAGTAATTACTTCCAGAATAATTTCTGGATCAACATTTCCTGCTTTTATAAATTCAGAAGATAATTGTTTTATTGTTTCTTGTTCTTTCATTATTTCTGTAGTATCTGATACATGTATATCATAATCAGTTATTGTATAATGTTCTGGTAATGCAGTAAATACTTTATTTAATCTATCACCTAGAATTAATGTTCCAGAAATTCCTTTCTTATAAATAATTTTAGCAAGGTTAAGAATATCAAGTAATATTTCTCTTGTCATTAAATCCATGACTTGATAATATTGTTTTGTAATAAAAAATGATTGTTGTACTCCAACTTTAACATTTGTTACTGCATCTTTTTGTTCTATTCCTCCAAGTTTTTCTTTAAAAACTCCAGTAATAGTTGAACAAGTTTCTTCTACTCTTTGTATAGCTAATTCAATTGCCTGTATTGCATTTAATTTAACTGTATCATCATATCCACCAAAAGTTGTATTCATAGGAGGTAATCCTTCTTGAGAAGAATCTATAATTTTTATACCAGTTTTTCCATATGCTTTCCATTTCATTAATCTTTCAGTTAAATCTGATCCTAAAACTTTTGGTAAATATGCTATATCTAATCAATCACCAGTAGAACCTGATTCTGCAATAATATTATCTCTATAAAAATGTAATATATCAAATTTATCCTGTAAATTAGCTGTGCTTAAAATTAAAGACCAAGGATCTCCATTTCTATCTGCATAAAACATTCCATTAATAGTTAGTGAACAATGTTTTGGATTATCAGCACTTCTAATTATATTTTTTGATAAACCTGTTGGAATAAATATATTAGTTCCAATACGAGTTCCTTCATATCTATTCATAATATATTCATTATTTTTATCCTTTTCAGATTTTAATCATTCTACTTCATATACAGGATATACTCTAAAATACTTAGAAGTATTTCTTTCATAAGGTAATAGAGGTGTAACTTCAAATCCTCCTAAAATTCCATCAGAGATAGTATTTCCAGTAGTTGAATCATAACTTCTTAGATAAGTTGTAGTAGAACCATCAATACTGAAATCTTCCATATCTTCTAATTTCTCTAAATCATCTGGAGTAAGTATATCTCCATATCTTGCAAAGATTTGATCTTTTGTAAGATATTCACGAGATACTGCTCTCATTGAATCTTTTAAATATGGTGATTCAGAATTTCTATCAATAAAAGTATTGATTGGATTTAGTACTTTTAATTGAACATTTTCCTTAGAATCAGATGCAAGTACTCTATAATAACATGTACCTGATACTAACATATCAGTTAATATTGTTTTTCTTTTATTAGTAAAATCAATGTTTCTTGATTGCATTGCTCAATCTATAATATTTTGTCCTGCAATTTCGTAATCAGATATGAAATTTCTTTCAGTTGCCTCTAATACTTTATCAAGTTCTTCCTGTATTTGTGAATCAGGAGTTCCTGGTTTTCCTTGTAAAGCAGAATAAATTTGATTTTGTAAATGTTGTTTCAATACATTTACAATTTCAGAATTTATTTTTAATTGTTTATCTCTATGAATATTAGATAAAGTATCTTCATCTTTGCATGAAATTCTTGGAAGTAATGGTGTTGATAAATATTCCCCAATTAAAACATCTACATGTTTTCTCACCAAAGGAATAAACTCTACTGATGTAGGTGTACCTATACCATAATTTTCTTCTAGATGCCTAAATTGCTCAGGATCTCTTTTTCCATGATAATAATTATAGGCTTTAATTAATTGAGTTTTTTCATAAACTAACTCATTAATTGCTCTGTTAATATTATCAAGAATTTCTTGTTCTTGTTCTTGTTTATTCTTTTTCTTTTGAGTCATTTGTTCTAATTACTTTATACATATCAGCTCTCATGTAATTTCTTGTTCTTATTTCTGCATAAATAAAATTTAAAAAACTTTCATCATTATCATAATCACATGTAATTGTTGTAGGAAACATATAACTAGGAATACCTATAATAAAAACATAACCTGGATTAAGTTTCTTTACTTGCAATAATCCAATATACTCTGCTTTATAACAATTCTTTATATAATCAAGAATCACTTGCCTTAATTCTACTTCGTCCATTTCTTTCTTCTTCAGTTTTAGGTATTTTACCTCAATGTTTATAACCATTTCTATCAGTAAATCATCCTATATCACTAAATGTTTTACCCTTTGGTTCTCTTTCTTCTGGTTTTTTAAAAGATAATTCCTCATCTCCTAATTCAGCCATTCCCATAGCTGCCACAATATCAAAGTCTTTCTTTTTCTCATCAGAATAGTTTAATAATTGTTCAACCATTTCTCTAAATGCAATTGTATGAGAATAATCTAAACAAAAATCATATATCAATTCTCTATAGTGTGTAATTACTTTTAAAGTTGCAGGAGTTCCTCTCATTTGTGAATTACCTTTAGATACATCTGGCATAGTCGCACGTGGACGTTTCATTAATAATTCTATCATTTTTTTATCTCTAAAATAAGTAGAGATAGCTGTTCTAGTTGATTCTAAAACTGCTTGGCAACCATAATAAGTTAATAATTTTGCTGCATTATCATAAGCTTCTCTAGGATCTCTGGGTCTATCTTTATATATTGCAACATACATTGGTTCAGATATTCCAAATACTCTTTTCTTAATTACTATACAGAAATCAGAAACAGTTTTATCATCTTGATTAGATGTATCATCAGTTCCTATATCAATAGAGTCAATTCCTCCAACATATAAATTCTTATAGTCTAGTCCTGCTTCAGATAATAACGGATGTTCAATTATTAAAATCTTTCCATCACCTTCTTCTCTTCCTTCTCTTCATTTTACTCCAGTGGGATTATCTTTATCATCTCTCTGCCAAACTAAAGATCCAAAATGTGGTTTTGGAACATCTTTATAAATATCAATCCTTGCCATTTGCTCTGCAAGTTCTTCTCTTGGAAACATATTATCACCTTGTTGGATTAATGCTTCCTCAATTGTAAAACAGAACTCTGCTTTAAAGATTAATAAACTTTTAGGGTTTGCAACCTTTGTTTTTCTAATCTCATTTCAATATTCTTCTGCTGCATCTCTATTACATCATCCTCTTTTGTCTACTAAACTTGCAACCATTCTAGTTGCAGGAATAAACATTCCAGTTAAAATATATTTTCTATCAGGAGTATAATTATGTCTAACCTTTAAAATATTATAAACATCTGGTTTAAGAATTAAATCTCTCATTCCAGCTACAGCAGCTCCTTTATCTCCACCTGTACCCCAAGCAATTCGTATTCCAATTCTATCTCCTCCAAGTACAGTTACTAACGCTTCTGCTTGTAAGAATTTTTCAAGTAATATTTTATCAGCTCCGGCTTCTTCAAATAAAATTCTTTCAGTTCTATCTCCTCTGATTTTCTCAGCTGAGTCTACAACTAATCCTTCTATTTCAGACATATGCCCAGTTTCTCCACCATCTCTTAATTTCTTAGAAGCACGTTTATGCATGGCAGAATTCTGAACCATTCTTACACGTTTAAATGCTCCTTCAGTTTCAGATGATAACCAATCTAATTGGAACCAGGCTTTAGCTAATAATGGTTTTAATAATTTCTCAGAGAATGCAGATGCAACAACTCTATAATTTGGTGTTGTAATAAAAGGTCTAACACATAAACAAGCACCCATTTCGGAATAACCTAACGCACGTGCTTTAAGAAGTCCCACATCCTTTCTTAATATTTCACACATTTCAACATAATGAAAAAACTCATACTGAAATACTAAAAATCTAGGAAAAGCCATTGTTCTACCTGAACCAGCTTTTGCATCTTTATCAGAATCTTTTAAGTGGTAAAAATTTAATCAAAAATAATTATCACCAGTGATTCTATATCCATTAATTTCATAACCTTCTTTACATCTTTTAAATTTTTCATCCCAAAAATCACGATAACTTTTAGTTCCAACTATAGTTTTACTATATCTTCCAGTTTTAATTTTTGTAATAGCATCAGGTCTAAATCAATCAGGATTAAAATCTAATCCTTTAGTATCATTAATAGGTCGATAACCAGTTATTTCATATGATAATTCTGGATCAAAATACTCAATTTTCTGATCTATTGGTATATCTCACTTAACTGTAAATTCCTTAATCATATGTTCCTGCCTCCATATTTCCTCTTAATCCATTAGAAGGCTCAATCTCTTTCTTAACTTGTTGTTCTAACTCATTAAGTGTTACAATTAAATCTTTACACCCTTTTATTTCCGCAATTAAATCTTTAGATTTAAAAATTGGTTTTCCAGTTAATGGATCTCTTTCATTTAAATCTATATGATTTAAATAATATATCTGAGACTCTACAGCATTCATTGCACTCTTTAATAATCTTAAAGGAATACTAGAATTCTGCAACTCATCATATTTTCTGCAAGCACTTCTAAATTCTGGATCATTGAATTGTTCATTTGTTAATCCAGAATCTTGTAATGCACCTTCATGTCTATCTTGTTCAGGTATACTAAAATATGGACTTTCCCAATCAAAGAATAAATAAATATATTGAAACTCTTTAAATGCTCTTTCTTTATTTTTACCTATTTTATCAGATTTTGTTTTGTTTCTTGTTAATTCCATTAATATAGCAAACTCTTTTATTGCTAAAATACCAATATCATTGAGTGCTACACATTCATTATCCTTATCATATTGAAAAAATTTCATACACTATTTTTTAGGTTTTACTTTAAAATTAGGTTTTGCTTTCTTTACTTTTTCTATAACTTGTTTATTTGAAATATCAGGTTTCTTTGTTTCAAAATTAGGAACAAAACTTGGCTTTACTTTAGGTTTTACTTGTACTTGTTTAATAAAGTTTCCACCTTTCTTCATAAGATGTGGATTTGTTGTTTTTCCAAAATTGGGTACCATTGTTTTTCCAACAAACTCAATAGGTCTTGTTTGAGTAATACCTGCTATTTCTTTTAAAGGAGTTTCTTGTTTTCTTGATGCAATATTTTTCATTCTTGCAATAAAATCTAAATTCTGTTCAGCAGTTCCTTTATAATTCTCTATTCCTAAAGTTTTTGCTAAAAGTTTTCTATCTACCATTCCATTATTTAATCCAATAGATTTTAAATAATCAACTATTGATGCATTAGGATTTGCTATACCTGTTGTGGCTGTTGTATCTGTTATAATTGGTTTTACACCAGGTTTACTAACTATACCTTCAGGAACATTAATTGATCCATTTGTATTTTTAAATATATTATTTAAAATAGATGGATCTGTTCCATAAGAAATAACTTGTGTACCTGATTCATTTTCTTTTAATTTATTTAAAATTTCATTTGATCTAAATTGTGCTAGTGGGTCAGTCTGTAATCCTATATCTATTTTTGTATTAACTATATTTGCACCTTGAGTAGAAACTCTAGTATCATTTACTCTATTATTAAAAGCTTCTACTATCGGGGTAAGTAGATTAAGATTAGAATTTATAACTGCACCAGGTCTTCCATGATATATAGGTTTATCTAACCATTCAACAACCTTGGGATTCATTACAGCTTGTCCACCTGCTAATTTTTGAATTAATCCACCAGATTCTTTTTTATCAACTTTTCCACCCTTACAATTACAAGCACATTTGGAAATCATTGTTCCCCCTTCAGCTTTAACTTCTATCATATTGCAACCACAACCACATTTTTTAGGTGTTGCTTTTCCTTTTTTTAACTTTAATAAATACCCTCCCTTTTTAGCAGAGACTACTTCGTTATCTTCCTCATTAATTACCTTATCAACAGTTCCATCTGGATCTTCTTCGTAATCAGAAAATAATTGTTGTGGATCCTTTTTTAGAATCAATTTTTTAATATGATCCTGAAGTTCTGGTTTCATATCTCCATTTTCGTCTAGGATATCTTCTTCTGTATAACCCCTTTTCTTTAAATAATTTATAGCGAAATTACTCACCAATTCTTCTTGATTCATGTTTTTATAATTTTATTAAATAATCTTTTTAGTAACTATAATTTTTGCAAATCCTTAGTATTATAAATTGCGTCTTGTAATTCTCCTGTGGTTGTAAACCATCTACATAAGATTCCTTGAAAGAAATCACCATTAATATTTCCAGTTCTAATTGTCTTTGTTACTTTTTTAACAACAATCATGATTGGTTTGTTAGGTAACTTTTGACGTAAAGTAACCAAATCGCCAGGTAGAAAATATATTTTTTCATTATCCATTTTTAATTTTATTAAATCTTTCTGTTAATCCTTCATTTAATGCACACAATATTTGTGGTTCACTTGTTTGAATCCAACCTAATGATAGAAAAGGTACTGGATATACAGTTCTTGTATCATAAAACACATCATCATTAGTTTTTAAATAATGACATTCTGGCCCAATCTCAATTACTTTAGCGCAACCTACAAAAGTTTTTAACGTATCTTTCTCTCCAGAATCTGGATTATTAAAAGATCCATTATACTCAACAATAATTCCTCCTTTACTCGCAAGTTTCCTATAAGGATTTTCAGGATAAGGTAATAATATTACTTTATTACCTAAAGGAATTAATTCAAGTTTTTCTAATTTCTTATCTAATTCTTCTTGTTTTTGTAAAGCAAGTTCACGATATAGTTTACCTGCTTCTTCTAAATCTTTTTCAGCTTTAATTTCTTCCACTTGTTTTTTTAATGGACTTTCTGGAATAATTAATTTGTTTTTACCTGAAAAGTAAAATTTTGATTCTTGTTCTTCTTTTAAACTCATTTTCTAATTTTCTTATTAACATTTACATTTATCTTCTACCATTTTTTAGCTGGGCAGTGAGCTTCTGGTACTCTTGTTTTTGAACCTAATACACATCCACATCCTCTATAAAATCCTATTTTACCTACTTCTGAAGTTTCTCCAGTAATAGGATTTAGATATAGACTTTCATTACAAAGTTCTCCAAAAATACTATGTATTTTTAATAATGGACAGCCATTTCTACAAACTGCAATTCTTGTTTTAAATAATGTCTCTTGTAAATTCAAAGCATTATTTACAGATCCCTCAATTATTT